ATATTTACCTTGTTTGTGTAATATGTGACACGATTGAAATAGTGTTTTGTCTTTACGACTTGCAACACCTATTCTGGATAAAGTCTCCCTTATCTTTAAAAAATCATCTGGCTGTTTAAGTGTAACCTCTAACATCTGCTCAGGTGACCAGTTAAAACTTTCTTCACTCATCTTTTTCTCCCACCCTTATCAAGTTTTTCTTTGATAAGATTCAATTGTTTTTTATCTAGTATGTCAAGGGCTACCTTTGCTTTTGAATTGCTATAACCATAATATTCTTTTACATACTCTAAATTTTTAGATTTAGTAGTTGTAGTCCACTTACCACCAAACCTCTTTCTCTTACGAATACTATTTAGTAGAAAGTGAAATTGTAAACGCTTGCTGAGGCTGTGATGAAAGTTCATCTCATTTGCCATCATTATAGCGTCAACGTGTTGCGATAAACAACGATTAATTACATAGGGTGGGTACTTCTTTTCCCATGTGAGATCATCTCCATCAAGTAGATTAACCTTTGACCAGTTAATTGCATTGAGATAATCAGATAATTTGTATTCTATCATAATATAATTCTGGTGCTGCTTCACGGATTTGAACCGCGGACCTACTGATTACAAATCAGTTGCTCTACCAGCTGAGCTAAAGCAGCTATTTTCGTTTGTTTTTGTTGCCTCTCATATAGTGCTCAGACGGTTCGTAATCCCAACGCATTCCGTGATGACCTCTTATGTCAGCCCAAAACATTCGTGCTCTAACTATAAGTTTTCGCCAAAGTGTTCTTCTTGCCATTCTCTCCTCATTTAAATTTACATTCTGCCATGATCTGTGTCAGGCACGCAACCATATTTATCTCATGGTCAGCCACAAACGCTGATTTATATTGGTAATCAGCAATTGTTAGAACGGCCACAGGAATAGATTGTGGTTGTAGATGTTTGTATAGTATTTCATAGATACTTGAAAACAAAGATGATGGATCTTTATCAAGGTTTTGAACAACCCATTTTCTCATATCACTAAACTTTTTCTCTTTTAGAAATGAAATCAATTGTTTATTGTTTATTTCTGATAAAGATACAAGTATACCACTATCTATCTTACCTCGTACAGAATAACGTTGTAACTCGTTTATCGTTCTTCTAAAGTCTGGATAGTGTCTTTGTATTAGTTCAGCAAGTACTTTGTTATCATACTCTATATTCTCTGCCTTCAATAGTTCGCCTAGTCTTTTTAGAAATGCAGTAGCAGTTTTGACTTTCTGACCATTTGTGATACGAAAATCAATAACGGTACAACGACTATGTAATGCAGGTATGATTTTGTTTCTGAAATTACAAGTAAATATAAATCTACAATTCTTGTAAAACGTTTCAATGAAATTACGTAATGCAGGTTGAACACTATCAGCGTTCATGTAATCTGCCTCATCTATAATAACGACTTTATGTGTATTAGACTCGTCTAGCGATACGGTAGACGCAAAGTTTTTGATTGTAGTACGTAAGGTATCAATATGTCTACCTTCATCTGAACCATTGATGATTATGTAATCAGCACCTAGTTCTTCGCACAAGGCACGAGCAACTGTTGTCTTACCCGTACCAGCTGTGCCTGAAAGGAGAAGATTTGGTATTTCTTTTTGGGAAAGAAATTTAGAAAATGTGTTCTTTAAATCTTCAGTTAAGATACATTCTGATATTTTTTTAGGACGGTATTTTTCAACCCATAGAAAATCTGACATATAACCTCACTTAAAATGTTGAGTCAGCTTCTAAAGCAATCCAGTATTGTACTTGTACCTTTTTGTTTGTGAAATGAGCAATCTTTGCTTTTGATAATGCAACATCATATTCGCCAGGAATAATTTTCATATTCTCAGCCTTGATATATGCAGTAAACTCTATATCAGTTTCGCCAACTACTATAGATGATTCGTTAGAGTTGCTATTCTTTTTATCCAATGCAACAAGTTTGATCTTGCCACCTTCGCCTTTAAATGCAATATCAGGTAGACTCAAGTTAGTATATAACTTTTTAACAGATTCAAAAGCGTCATTCGTTAATGTAAACGATACGGTCTTGTCTGGCATTGTAATTGATTTAGATGGATATCTTAACGTTGATTTGTCAGCAAAAGCATATCTCGCTGATAAACTAGATTTCTCATCTTGTATTTTTAGATTTGATGTACCATTGAAATTCAATACAGGTTTTGTAAAAGAATCCAATGCTCTCAAAAACTCTGGTAAATCATATACACCAAATTCAGTTTCAAACTCATCTTCAACATCGGCTTCTGCCATGATGTTTTTCATAGTTGAAACCGTAGATAGTTTCTTACCAGGTTTAAATAGTATATTAGCATTTATATCACTAAAATTTCTTAATATACTAATTGTATTATCACTTATTTTCATTTCATCTCCTTATCATAATTTAATAATAAAATAACATAGTGTACTGCCTTCAACAGATCAGCACGATTGTGTCCATTCTTTTTGCCATATCTACACAAATATTTAATTGCATTTGCATGGCAGAAATCTTTTCCGATTTTAAGTGTCTTTAATAAATCTAAAACTTGAAAGCCTTTTTGGTCACTTGAATAGTGTTGGCCATAAGTTGACTTAATATAATCACCAATCTCTTTTAAGATTTTATCTTCATTGTATTTCATAATATAAGTATATCATTATATTGCGTTTGAGTCAAGCCTCTTTGATTGTAAATATTTCAATACGTTTTCTGGAGAAGACTCACCATATGGGTCTTCTATAACATTGTCGTCTTTACCAGGTTCAATAAACATCTCCTCAATAACAGAATTGTTTACAACCATAGCATATCTCCATGATCTCATACCAAAACATCTATCTCGTTTTTCAACAAGCATATCCATTGCGTCTGTAAACTCGCCATTGCCATCAGGTATGACTTTAACATTTTCTAGTTTTTGATTTTGTGCCCAGGCATTCATAACGAAAGAATCATTTACTGATAAACAATAAACTTCATCTATGTTATGTTCTTTGAATACATTGTGTAACTTTTCAAAGCCAGGTAGTTGTTGTAGTGAACATGTAGGAGTAAATGCACCAGGTAATGAAAACAATATAACTCTTTTATCCTTAAAATAGGTATCAGAATTAGTATCTGCCCAATCTCCTAGTTGTCTTACTCTAAATTTAATTTGAGGTATCTTATCACCTTTTTTCATAATATTTTCTCCTTATAATAATTTCATTATATACTAATCACGTTAATTTGTCAATAGGCTATATGCCTTGTAAACGTGAGTCTTTTGATGTGATATTTTTAGTTGCTTTAGGTCTTGCAAGCGAATCTTTTGATCGTTTTCTTAATACAGCCTGAGCAGATTTTTTTGCTCTAGCTTCTTTAATAAACTTTGTTAGGTCCCATTTGAAATTCATAATATAATTATTTATACGTGCTATGCGTTTGAAACATAGCACGTATTGGTTTTTTATTTGATTGAGATAGTTCTAGCTTTTTTATGTTCTGGAACAATTCTCTCTAAAGATACCTTTAATAGACCATCTTTAAGTTCAGCGCCTTTGACTTCACAGTCCTCAGCGATTGTAAAAGATTTCTTAAAGTATCTTTTAGCGATACCTTTATGTAAGATTTCACCTTCAGAGTCTACTTTGGCTTCTTTCTTCTCGTCTTTTTTAGACTCGATAGATAGAACACCTTCCTCTAGGTTAATGTCTATATCTTTTTTGTTATAACCAGCAAGAGCGATTTGAATATCGTACTTGTTCTTTCCTTGTTTTACTATATTGTAATGTGGGAAAGCTGTAGTCTGAATATGATCTAATTGATGGTCAAACATTGATTCAAAATGTCTGAACGTGTCATCAAATCCTACAGTTAGTGGTCTTAATTGATTGAAAATTGAGAGTGCTTTATTGGTCATTGTAACCTCCTTTTGTTAAGCAAAGTTAATTTTCTGACAACCCTATAAGGCGTTGTCTATTATTATATAATAACTATTTATATAATTTCAAGTGTCAGTTTCCTTTTTTCACGGAGTTAAACTGACAAAGATCACCGATTTGCTGGGGTGTTTTAGAGAGTGAGTGCTTGAATATTCAAGTTGACCCTCATGGCACACCCCTGGCCTATCTATACCCCTACTAGGTCTTATGAATTGCCAAGTAGTAATAATATATATACAACACAGACGGTATAGAATCTCTAAATTTTTTTAACTTTAACGCCTTTTACGTACTTGTAACCTAACATCTCATCATTTGCTTTCTGAGCTTTTCTGATTATTTTAGCACGTTCTTTTGCTTTTTCACGTTTGATTTCAGATGGTTTAGAGAAGTATTGTCTTGCTCTAATTTCTTTTACAAGACCTGCCTTTTGTACTTTCTTTTTAAGTACACGCATAGCTTTCTCTAGGTTGCCACCTCTAACTTCAACAGTAATTGTCAACTAGTCCTTCCTTTCTTTTGTTGGTACATACACAGGTATTTTATCTTCACCTAAATCTAGGTCGTGGTATGTATTTGGTTTGTAACTTTTATAATCAGGTGCAGGTGCATGACCTGTAACCCCTTTATCAATATCTTCTTTTGTAAATGCAGGTTTCTTACTCTTATCTAAACTACCTAGAACAGCAGCAGAACCAGGTTTTAATTTCTGTACTTTGCCAC